TTCTAATAAAAATATAGAAGCAATTCAAAAAGTTTTTAACTCTAATCCACTTGGTATAAAATATTCAGGACCAACAGATGGCATTCCTAATCAAGAATTAGTTGAAAAATCTAGATTATTAGAAAAGAGTATTTCAGATTTAACTGGAGCAAGCATATTAGGTAAAATAACCGATGGTAAAACAATAATTACTACAGCCACAGATTTACAAAAAACATTTAATATAATTCAAGAATATCAAAAATTTCTAAAGAAGTAGTTTCCAATTATCTAATAATGTTTTCATTTCATTAATAGTTAAATTATTTTTAACTCTATTTGCTCTTTCACAAATAAACATCACATTTCCTCTAATATATCCTTTATTTGGATATATCCTATCTAAAGATATAGAACTGTCTTTTTTAACACCAATTCCATTTTCAAAAAAAATTTCACATAAAGGACATATATTCTTTTTTGGATATATGATTTTTAAATATTTTTTATCTATATTGAAATCTATATTGTTTTTTTTACATCTATATTTAATATGAGCTATATTATATACAAAATCACCACCACCAATTATTTTTTTTTCACCTTTAAATATCTTAATTAAATTAAGATATATCTTTTCATATTCATCAATATATATATTACTTTTAGATAGATTAGCTTTTTGACTAATTATTTGTATGTTGTTTTTAACATATCCTTTATTTGGATCTATTCTATCTATAGTTGGTGAATTACCTCTAGCATAATTATTATTTATTTCCATTTTTATTTTCAATAATGGACAAATCATATCTTTTGGTATTTTTTCTTTAATATCATTTTCATTTAAATCTACTATTATATTTTTATATTTTGTTCTTTTCTTTATTGATAAATATAAATATTTTCCTAAGTTTTTAGTTCTATATTCTTTTTGTATTTTTTTATTACAATCCTTACAAATATATTTGTGTTTTAAAAAATAAACATGGTCATCTTTTTTATTACAATGTATACAAATTTTTTGTCCAGTATCTTTTGTAGTATAATATACTTTTCTTTTGTTTTTACTTATTTTTTCTTTATTTCTATTTCTATATTCTTTATCTATTGTTTTTTTACAAGTTTTACATATTTTACCTTTTAAAGAAAATTCTTTAATAGTTTTGCATTTTTCACAAAATTTCTCCATAAAAAAACATTATATTGAAAAAATTATTATTGTCTAATATTTTTTTTATCAATTACAACACATATAGAATAGTAGATTAAAAATCTACATATTTTTAAGACCCAGATGTAAGTAATTTTTATATAGGAAAAAAAATGGCACTTAAACTATTACAAAGTAATGTACAACCTTTAGGACAATTTGACGGTTATGATGACGATTATTTAACCATAACAGGTGGGGAAATTGGTCGGATCGTAAATGTACCTTTCAATACCGTTCCAGGTTCTTCGACAGACTCTGCAGCTTATGATGTTTTTGATGGTTATTCGCCAACACCTTATACTCGACCTGCTGTTTCTAGAACTCTTCCAGTAACTGCTTCGACTTATCGTCCATTATTCTTATTGGATGAAGGTACAATTGGTTATGGAACTATGTTTGGTACAGTCGTCGGTGGAGTTGTTGGACAAACCGTTCCAAATCCAAGCAATTTAACTGGAGCTCTTGTTCTTGGTCCTCATACCGCAACTGGTTCGGGTAAAGTCACTTGTTGGCATCTTCCCGGTTTATTTGCAGTAACCATGAACAGTGTTGCAACTTCCTTAACAACCGCTTCAAACGTTTCTGGTGGAGATCCACTTTATGCAGACGTTAACGGTAATCTAACAGCAACCGCTGGTGAGTCTTTTGACAACTCATCCGGTACGCCAACAATCGTAGGAAGATTCTTCGAATTCTCGACAGGTGGTTCTTTAGTAACTACACCTAATTATCTGACTTCTTCGGCAGTTCAAATGCAATTAACTGAAATGGTGTTCCACTTTAGAATTGAAAACTAAATAATTAACGTATTAATACGGGAGATTGCAAGCCCCGTTTTTATTATAAGGAGTATACTTAAATGAATTTTTTCGCTAACAATGGACAACTAAACGCATCTAATTATAATGATGCGATACAATCTATCGTAAAATTGGCTTCAATTTTACAAGACAATCAGCCTTCAAATGCTTCTTTAGCAGGGCAACCTTCACTTACAAACTCTGATAAAGATAATCTTATTTCAAAAGCTATATTAACTCAAGAAGGTAAAGTTGCTTTAGCTCAAGCAATGGCAAATCCTATTCGTAGAAACTTGGATTACCAAGGAATCGCTCGTAGAGTTCTTGTTATTGATCCTCTACCTCAAGGCGCTCTTCCCGTTTATGATCGTGATATCGATGTCGCTGCAGTTATAGTTTCTTCTAATGGTACAGCACCGGAAAGTCGTGTTTTTTCTGAGAGAATTACTGTCCCTGAATTCGAAGTTGTTTGTAACCCAACAGTTAGAATTCATGAAGTTCGTAGACGCAGATTCAACGTTATTGATCGTGCAGTTCAGAAAGCACGTCAAGAAATTATGGCTCAAGAAGATGCAAACATCTTTGCCGCACTTGATAGAGCTTCGCAAGTAGAAAATACTCTTGTTGACCTTGCTGATGCTGGTTTAACTAAACGAGATCTTTCTCAAATCAAAGTTTCTATTGATGCCTGGGACTTAGTAACAAGCAAATTCTTTATGAACATCGTTGAATTTAACGACATTCTAAATTGGGGTTCTGGTGGTGGACAAGGAGCTACTGGCGGTGATGTAGATCCAGTCACACAAAGAGAAATTCTTCATACAGGTGTTTATGGTCATATCTGGGGTGCTGAGATTCTAGTCTCTAAAATCGTACCGCCGGGGACTGTATACGGATGTGCAGATCCTGATTTCGTAGGTGTTATGCCTATACGTCAAGATGTCGAAGTTCTTCCATGTGATGAGATACGACAGCTTAAACTTGGATGGGTCGTAAATGAAATTATCGGAATAGGTATCGTTAACCCTAGAGCTACAGCCTGTGGTCGTAAAAGCGTAGCAGCAGGATAGTTAATAAAATAGTTTTATATAATATAGTTTGATGTAAGTGCCTTAAAGTAATTTAGGGCACTTTTTTTTGTTAAGAGAAAAGAAATTTTTTATATATAATACACATGCTTCCAGATAAAGATTTTTTAAAAGACGAATTAATTTTTTTATATAAAAAATTAAACAAACAAATAACACAAAGAGATGTTGTAAAATATTCTAAATATAAAATATGGATGTATAAAAAAGCATTTGGTAATTTTAATAATGCAAAAAAGTATTGTGGAATTCCTGTATTATGTGAAAGATTAAATAATGAAGAATTGGTTGATTTATTAAATAAAAAATTAATTGAAAAGGGTGGAGTTTTGTTATCTGATAAAAAAGATATAAAAAACAAAAATTCAAAAATTAAAGTAAAATGTAAAAAATGTGATTATATTTTTGATACATCAATATCAAGATTAAATAGATCTTGGTGTCCACAATGTGGTGGGACAAAACAAAAGACAATGCAAGATGTACTAGAAGCTGCTAAAAATAAAAATTTAACATGTTTATCTAAAGAATACAACAATGCATATACTAAATTAAAATTTAAATGTAAACAAAATCATATATTTGAATTATCTGGATCTAAATTATGGAATACTACAGCATATTGTCCAAGTTGTTCTTCGGGATTATATGAAAGAATATGTAGATGTTATTTTGAGCAATTATTTAATTATGAATTTCCATCAACATATCCAGAATGGTTAATTAATAGTAAAGGAAACAGAATGCAGTTGGATGGATATTGTAAAGAATTAAATATAGCATTTGAACATCAAGGAAGACAGCATTATGAAAAAAACTTTTTTGTGAAAACTGATAAAGATCTTAAAGCGAGAATATTTTTAGATAAAGAAAAAGAAGAAATTTGTAAAAATAATAATGTTAAATTATTTGTTATTCCAGAATTAGAACGTGATTTGTATATAAAAGATTTAAAAGATTATATAAAAAATAAATGTAAAGAATTAGATATAAGTATTCCAAAAGAATATGATTCAATTAATATTAATTTAAATAGAGCTTATTCTTCTGATGACAATTTTAAAATTTTAGAAATAAAGGAAAAGATAAAAGAAAAAAATGGCATTTTATTATATATGAATTATTTGGGAACTAAAAGTAAAATAAAAATAAAATGTGTAAATGGAAATGTGTTTTATAGTGAATATTATAGATTAATAAAACAAAATCAATGGTGTGGCTGTGATAAATGTTTAAAATTGCATAATAAAATAAGTGAAGAAACAATAGAAGAATTTATAAAATTATATTTATCTGGATTAACTATTAAAGAGGCTGCTAAAAGATGCGGATTTAAAAAATCTTATGGTTTTGTTATTCTTAGGGATAGAAATTTAACTAGAAATAAATCTGAAGCTAGAAAATTAATTAAATTAAAAAGAAAATATGAACATTTAAAAGAAGAAATAATTAGATTAAAAAATGAAGGTTATAATAATTCTAGAATAGCTAAAATGTTAGGAATTAAATGTAATAAAACTATAAAGAGATATGTCTAGAAAACATACAGATGAAGAACTTTTAGAAGAATTAAAAAGAGTTGTTAAATTATTAGGACGATCTCCTAAGCAACATGAATTACAAAAAATAGGGAAATATTCTCCAAATAGTTATAAGAGAGCTTTTGGGGGAATATCTAAAGCTTTAATTATTATAGGAGAGAAGCCTACTTTTTTAAAAAATCAAACTAAAGAAGATTGTTTAAATGACTTAAAAAGAATATATAAAAAATTAGGTAGAATTCCATCTACATCAGAGTTTAGTGAGTTATCAAATATGACATTTGTAACATTAAGAAAACGAATTAATTATCAATCTTGGCATTCACTTTTTAGTGATATAGGAGTTTCAGATGAGGAGATAGCAAAATTAAAAAAACATAATGTAACAAATAAAGAACTAAGAGAAGAAATAATTAGATTAAAACAATTTTTAGGAAGATATCCTACGCGTATAGAGATGATAAATGAAGGTAAATATTCTTGCCACACATATAGTACTCGTTTTGGTTCTTGGTCTAAATCTTTTAAAGCATTAGGTTTTGATGATTATATAAACCAAAGCATTTATAAAAATCAAATACATTCTAAAGGAAAAGACGGTATAATATATAAATCATTATTTGAATCAAGAATAGCTAATATATTATTTGATTATAAAAAAAATAATAAAATAAAAGAATATGAATATGAGAGAAAAGTTTGTAAAAATAAAACATGGACATGTGATTTTGTTATAACTAAAAATAACAATTTAGAACTTTGGATTGAATGTGATGGAATGGAAGAAAGAAGAAAGATACCATATAATAAAGGTAATAAAAAGATAAATTATTACAAAGAAAACAATATTAAATATTATATAATTTCCTACAACATAAAACCGGACTTATCCTTTATAATATTATGAGCTTTATAGATAAATACAGTTGGAAGAGTTTTTTAGGAACTCAAGCTAAAAATATAACAATAAATAAAACATATGCTTATTGGAACACATCAAAAGCTACGAATGTTGTTTTATTTAAAGGATTTAGGTCTTTTAAAAAAATAGAGAGTTTAACTCCTTTTACTACATATTATTTAAATGAACATATGATAAAAAAATTATCATATAGATTTGTAGTAGAAAAACATAGAACTAAATCTACAATTATAGATATAAGTAAATTAAAAATAACTGGAAAGAAAAACAAAGATATTAAATGGGCTATAAATAATATAAATAAAAAAAATATAGTTATAGAAGATAATTATAGAAAGATAGAAGATGTTGAATTTATGATAAAGAATTGGAAGATTGATGGGGCAGAAAGATATTTTCAAGATAGATCTTCTAAGAATATTTATTTTTATAAGAACAATTATCATGAGGGATGTATTAATATATTTTGTTATGATGCTGACAAATTGATTTCATTTGGCACATTGAGTCCTTCTGAGAAGGGGTATAGTTCTTATATATTAGGCAAGGCATTATTTAATGAATATAAGGGGTTGAGTGAATATACGGATGTTATGTTATTTAAGAAAGGTTTAGAATTTGGAATTAAGGAAGTTGATATGGGTGATGGTGGTAAGAATTTAAAGAATTATAAAAACAAATTTTCATCTGCGAGGGAAGAGATATTTTATCATGGAAAAATATTTGAACGATAAATTACAATCTAAGATTTTCAAAATTAACGAAATTGAACTTACTAAAAATTATATACAAAGTTTAAGTAGGGAAGATAGGGAAAAATTAATTGAGCCTATTTTTAAAATAGTAAGAGAGGTTGGTTTTGTATATCCTGATGATAAGGATAAAGTTTTTAAAGAATGGAAAAGATTAAAGGAATTTAAGCCTAATTTAGAAGTTAATGAGCTTTTTAATAATTCTAGTTTAGCTACTTACATATGTAAATATTTTTGTAGAACTTTTTATGAAGCTACAGATATGGATAAAAATAGAAATAAGAAACCAAGCATGTTAGATTTATTTAAAGATGATAAGGTATTAAGAAAATTAATAAAAAATAGACTTGGATTGTTATGGGGAGATGGTTCTATGGAAAGTTTTAATTTATCTCCAAAGATGATGATTCAAGGTTTTAGATCTATGAGGTTAGTAAATATGGTATCTATGTTTAAGCCTGACATAGCTAAATATATTTATATGAAATATACTAAAGAAGGAGATTTGGTTTATGATTTTTCTGCTGGTTTTGGTGGTAGAATGTTAGGAGCTGCAAGTTGTAATAGAAAATATATTGGAATAGATCCTTTAACTTATAATGATTTAATAGAAATGAGAGATTGTTTGAAATTAGAAAATTGTGATTTAATAAAAGGTTGTTCTGAAGACTTTTGTTATGGGGAAAATGTGTTTGATCTTGCTTTTTCATCTCCTCCATATAACAATTTAGAAGTTTATTCTGATGAAGAAACTCAAGCTTATAATAAGGGTGATGAATATTTTTATAATGTATATTGGATAAAGACATTAGAAAATATAAAAAAGATGTTAAAGTTTAATAAGATGTTTTGTTTAAACATTAAGGATCAACCTATTATGCTTGAAGCTGCTGATTCTTTTTTTACAAGAGTTGATGAGATTAAACTAAGAACTGTTAGATCTCATTTAAATAAAAAGAAAGCTGCTGCAGAAAAGCATGAATCTATTTATATTTATATAAATGAAAAATAAAAAATGTATAGTATGTTTTGAAATTAAAATAATAAATTGTTTTAATAAAAAACAAAGTAAATGCAAAGTATGTCAAAAAAAATATAATGATAATAGAAAAAAAGATAAAAAATGCATAATTTGTGGAATTTTAAAAAAAGCAAATGAATTTGATAAGTTTTATAGAACTTGTAAAACATGTAAAAAATTAAACATAAAAAAATGTTGTGAATGTAAAAAAATAAAATCTATAGATAATTTTAGAAAAAACAGTAGAAATAAATGTTATGAATGTGAAATAATCTATTGTAATAAATATAATGAAATAAATAAAGAAAAAATAAAAAATTCTAAAAAGGCATATAGAGAAAATAATAAAGAAAAAAGAAAAAAAGAGGCTAGAATTTACATAGAAAATTTTCCTAAAGAATATTTGTGGGGAAGTGCTTTTAGAAGAGCTAAAAAAAGAAATGAGAAATTTTTGTTAAAAGTAGAAGATATAATAATTCCTGAGATATGTCCTTTATTAAATATAAAAATGCAAATTAATAAAAGTAAAGCAAAGGATAATTCATATTCTATTGATAAAATTGATCCTAACAAGTTATATGAAAAAAATAACGTTTGGGTTATATCTCATAAAGCCAATAGTTCTAAAAACAATGCTTCTATAGAAGAATATAAGATGTTAGTTAATAATTTAGAAAAAATAATAATTAATGGAATTAATATAAATGATATAGCTGTTGAAAATGATATAATCAATCAATCATTTAATAATGCTAAAACTAGAGCTACAAGAAATAATTTAAAGTTTTTTATAAATAAAGAATATCTTAAATATATTTATCCTATAGATAATAAATGTCCATTATTTAATACAGAATTAAAAAAGAATAATAATAGGTTCTGTATGAATTCTGCATCACTGGATAGGATAATTCCAAAAAAAGGTTATGTTGAAGGAAATATAATGTTTATTTCTTTTAAAGCTAATATTATAAAAAATAATTTAACATTAGAAGAATTAAAACTTTTATTAAAGAATTGGGAAATTAAAAAGAAAGAAAATAAATGAAAAAAAACAACACAATATATACAAAAAAATCAGATTTGGATCAATTTTACACATCGGAAGAAACAGCTAAATATTGTTATAATGAAGTATTAAAAAGATATAATGAAGATGATTTCTCATTATTTTTTAAAAATAAAAGATAAAATATCTATAATAGATTTAGTTGAAAAAATAAATAATATTAATTTTGATAAAGTTATAAATTCTACAGCAGGCGTTAAAAGCTTATCTAAACCAGAGTTTGTTTCTTTATTTTTAAAGAAAAGAAATAAATAATGAGTACTAAAAATTTAATTAAAATAAGGAAATTATAAAAAATGTCAAACAGTTTAGAAAAATTAAAAGAAGTTTTTAAAAAATTAGAAGAACAAGAAGAGAAAAATTATGAAAATATAATGAAAGGAGATTTTTTACCTGTTAATCCTTTAATATTAAATAATGAAGAAGAAATTATATGGAATTTTGAAAAAGAAAAACTTTTACAAAAAGATTGTCCAAGTAAATATTTAATAGAAATTACAGTAAACACTCAATCAAGAGACTCTCATTTTAGTAATGTAATAGCTTATACAATATTAAAAAAAGATTTTATGGCGGGATTTTACGGTAAAGAAATAACACGTAGAATGTGGATTGCTGATGGAATAAAAGATCAATTAAATTTTAAAGTTGATATTAGTTCTATAGAAGTTGGAAAACAATCTAAACTTTGGAAGGAAAAAGAAAATGAGTAGAAAAAATTGGGATCAATATTTTATTGAAATAGCAAAACAAATATCAACAAGATCTACTTGTAATAGACTTCATGTTGGAGCCGTTATAGTTAAAAACAAAGCTATATTATCTACAGGTTATAATGGATCAATATCCAAATTAGATCATTGTGATGATGTAGGTCATTTAATGATAGATAATCATTGCGTTAGAACTATTCATGCAGAATCTAATGCTATATGTCAAGCAGCTAAAAATGGAATTTGTATAGATGGAGCTTCTATCTATATTACTCATTCACCTTGCTTAAATTGTTTTAAATTGTGTGCAAGTGCTGGAATAAAAAAAATCATCTTTGATAAACTTTATAAAGACGATTTAGTTGAAAGCTTTGCAAATCAAGCTAAAATAGAATTAGTTAATTTAGATAAACTTACAACTTATACTACAAAAATTAAAGAATTACCTTCTACCGTTCTTGCTTCTGCTGGTCCATTAGAAGAAGAGATTTTCGATAATGATATACAAAGTTATGTTATCTTATCAACAGTCATATAATCAATAATAAGTTATATAAATATTAAGGAGAATATGAATTTTACAAAAAAAATAAAAACAAAAATACCAACTGAAGATAAAACAAAAAGCACCATTTTAACAAAAGCTTTAGAAATAGGTTGCTTAGATGATGTTAAAAATTTAATGATTAATTATGATAATATGTATTTTAAATATAGAAATAATCCTTTATCATGTGCAGCCTTAGCTGAAAATCTTTTACATGAATTATCAAATATAGATATTCGTTTAATAGCCTTTCTCTTTGATGATAACAACGAAATTCGTGTTAACAATAAAGTTGTATTAAAATTAATAGATGATGGAAATTAAAATTTGTTCAAAATGTAATGAAACTAAATCAATAAATGAATTTAGAAAATTAAGAAATCAATGTAAATATTGTGAAAAAGTTTATAAAAAATTTTTATATAAAAATAATGAAAAGACAAGAGAATATTATAAAATTCAAAGTAAAAAATATTATAAAAATAATAAAAATAATATTAAAATTAAACAAAAAGAATATAGAGAATTAAATCCAAATAAAATAAAGGATTATAACGAAAAATATTATATAATTAATTCAAAAGAAATAAAAACACATCAAAAAAAATATTATAATGCAAATATAGAAAAAGATCTTTTTAGAAAAGCAAAATATAGAGCTAATTCTAAAAATTTAGATTTTAATATAACTATAGATGATATCAAAAATATAATGGTAGATATATGTCCTTTACTTAATATAAAGATGCAAATTAATGAAGGACATCAAAAATACAATTCTTTTACATTAGATAGAATAAATTGTGAAAAAGGATATGTCAAAAATAATATACAAATTATATCAAATAAAGCTAATAAATCAAAAAACAATTCTACTATAGAAGAATATGAAAAAATAGTTAAAAATTTAAATAAAATAATTAAAAATGGCATTACAACTTATAATCATCCAACAAAAAATAAACAAATAAGAAAAAATTTTACTGATGCAAAAGTTAGAAGTAAAAAACATAATTTACCTTTCAATTTAACAATAGATTATCTTAATAGCATTTATCCGCAAAATAACAAATGTTTATTATTAGATGTAAAAATGGAACATGGTTTTAAAAAATTAAATGATTTTTCTCCAACATTAGATAGAATAAGACCAGAAAAAGGTTACGTTGAAGGTAATGTTATTATAATTTCCCACAAAGCTAATAGAGTAAAAAACAATTTAACTTTAAAAGAAATGAGTTTATTGTTAAAGAATTGGGAAAGAATAATTAATATTGCTAATTATTTATAATAATAATATGTCGGATGATTCTCAAAATGGATATTCTTTATTTGGTCATTATATAAATAATTCAAATAAAGATAAAAAAGAAGCTATACCTAAGTTTTTAACTTTTGGACAAAAAGCAGCAGAAAAAGTAGCTTCGTTTGTTGGATCATGGAAATTTATAATAATACAATCTATGTTTCTAATATTATGGGTAATACTAAATATAATTTTATTTAGTCATGCATGGGATCCATATCCTTTCATATTACTTAATTTATTCATGTCGTTACAAGCGGGATACACAGCTCCTTTAATTTTAATGTCGCAAAACCGGCAAGCTGCACAAGATAGAAATGTATTATATGATGGTTGGAAAATAGATCAAAAAATAAATAATACTACAACAGAAATGAAGTATGATATAGATGGTAAACTACAATGTCAAGAAGAAAAAATTAATGAAATTCTTGACATATTAAGAAAGGAGAAAGAATGAATAAAGAAAGTATATTTGTTGGAGTTGTATCTTGGTTTAATGTAACTAAAGGATATGGCTTTATAATAAGAAATGATAAACAAAAAGATATTTTTGTTCATTATTCTGATATTAGTCAACCTGGTTTTAAATTATTAATGGCTGGAGATAAAGTTTCTTTTGAAGAAGATTTTAATTTTAAAAACAGATTAAAAGCTATAAATGTTTTATTGTTAGAACGTAATAATGGATAAAAAATTTAAAGTAAAAAAACCTATATCTAAAGGTTATCATTGTTGGATAACTAATATAACTAAAAATAAAATAAATTTAGGAGATTTAGGCTTTACATTAAAACCTTATCAAACAGTAGATATGCTTGATGAAAGACATTCATCTTATACCGTTGAACAAATTTCTGATTCTATAAAAAATGGCTCAATATCTAAAAGATTAAATAAAAGTATATATGTTAGAATGTCAGAGCCTTTAAAACCTATAGATAGAAGAATAGAAACTTCTAAAACATCTTTTCCATATAAACAAAGAACTATAGTTGAAGTTACAGAAGCTAATTATGAAGAACTTGAAATTGGAATTTCTGATGAAGAATATGCTGTAGATAATGCAGATACTGCTGGAAATGAAAATGAAATATATTTAGCAGGTTTTAATAAAATTAAAGAATGATAAATACGATTATTCTAAATTTGAATATATTAATAATAAAACAAAATCATATATAATTTGTCCAATTCATGGTAAATTTTTAAAGACACCAGAAAAACATTTAAATAGAAAACAAGGGTGTCCAGACTGTTCTAAAATAAAAAAAATACACTAATAAAAACTTATAAATAACATGAATGTATATAGTCCAACAATATATTATGACAGTGGTCAAATTGCTACAATTGTACTTGATACAGAAGCAACGCCGGATGGTTATGCCATTGATCCGGTTAATCCTGTAATTGCTGGAGTTTTTAAACCAGATTTAACATCTATGGATAATTTTCCTCAATCTATGACAAGACTTGGAAATGAAACTGGAACTTTTATTGCAAGGTTTCAATTGCCTAGTGGAACTAGCGCTGTAGGCACTTATTTAGTTGTAGTTAAATGGGTAGATCCTCAAACAAGATATGAAAGACATAGAACTTATAGTTTAATTGTTGGAGTACCTTTTGGAGCAAATTCAGTCGTTGGTATCTAAATCTTCTAAATCCGCACAAAAATAATCAACACAAAGAATTAATTTATTTTCGTCATCTTTTTATTCTTTATTTTTATTTAATTCATATCTATCTTTATAATTAAAATAAACATCTTTTATTTTTTCATATAAATCACATTTAGCTTTCCATCCTAAATTATTAATTTTTGAACAATCTAATAATTTTCTTGGAGTTCCATTTGGTTTAGTTTTATCCCATATTACATTTCCTTTAAATTCGGAAATCTCTTTTAAATAATTTGCCAATTCCATAATAGATATATCATATCCACAACCAACATTTATAACAATATCATTAGGGTCATCTTTTACATTATAATTTTCCATAAGAAAAACACAAGCATCTCCTATATCATCAGTATAAAGAAATTCTCTTTTCGGAGATCCATCTCCCCATAATATAATTTCATCAAAATTATTATAATTAGCTTCACAAAATTTATGAATCATTCCTGGAATTACATGAGACGTTTCTGGATCAAAATTATCGTTTTCTGAAAATAAATTAGTAGGCATTGCACAAATAAAATTTGTACTAAATTGTTTATTATATGCTTTACACATTTCAATACCTGCTATTTTAGCAACAGCATAAGCAGAATTTGTTTGTTCTAAATGCCCTGTCATTAAATATTCTTCTTTAATTGGTTGAGGACACATTTTTGGATAAATGCAAGAACTGCCAAGAAATAATAATTTTTTTACACCAAAACCATAACATCCAGTTATTATATTTGTTTGTATTAAAATATTATCTACTATAAATTTGGCAGGTTGTGTATCATTAGCATATATACCTCCAACAACAGCTGCAGCATTAAAAACGTATTCAGGTCTGTGCTTTAAAAATAACTCACTAGATTCATCATTATACCTTAAATCATATCTTGGAGTTATTATATTATGATAACCTTTTCTTACTAGAGCATCCATTATAGCATTACCAACAAGACCCGACCCTCCAGTTATATATATTTTGCTATCTTTTTCCATTATTTTTCCTCTTTAATATATTTTTTCTTTAATTCTTCTCGTAATTCATTTAAAGCAATTATTGCTTCATTTTTCGTTTTTCTATATCTACAATATCTTTTATTAAAAGTATTAACAAATGCATAATATTTATTTCTACGTTTACAATATCTAATTTTTCCTATTGTTTTATTTTTAATTTTATTAAATCTTTTTTTTCTTAAAGTGTTTTTAATACCTTCACTAATTTTCTTTTTTGATTCATCTGATAATTTATGTCCTTTAGAGGCTTTTGCTATTTTTAATTTAGTTTCTTCAGAATGTTTATTTCCAATATTTGCTTTTCTTAATTTTTCTTTAGTTTCTTCAGATCTATGTTTACCATAATTATAATGATTTTTACCACTTAATGCTTTACTTCTTTTTTCTAAAGTTTCTTTTGAAGGATGTTTACCAAACATTGGATTATTTCTTCCTCTTTTCTTTTTTTTACTTTCTTCTGAAAATTTACCATGTGATCCACCTTCTCTAATATTATATCCTTCTTCAATTGTATTAAATTTTTTTATAAAATATGATTCTATTATATCTGCATCTTTTTGATTAAAAGATATTGCAATATGTTTTATAATAAAATTATTTTTATCATATTTTTTTATGGCATTATGCAGTTTAACACATCCTTTTTCTAGTGTATGTTTGGAAAGTCTACGTCTTAAATTTCCCCATGTTTGTCCAATATAAAGTTTATCATTTATATTATTTCTTATTACATATATTTTACAAATGCTACTCATATTATATATGATATATTTAAAACTTTTGTATTGTCGATATAATATTATTATTATATATATAATAGGAACAAATGATTACTTTATATACAAGAGGAACGCAAGTACCTAACGGTGGAGTTATACAGCTTAAGGCACAATTCGTTAATGCTGCTGGTATTCCATCAGACTTAGCAAGTTTTCCTTTAGTTCAAATAATACAACCAAATACTGCTATTTATAGAGACTATTCTTCTGTTGGCGTTTATAAAGTAAGTACAGGTATTTATGCTTTAAATTTTGAAGTACCTATAAACGCAATGGTTGGCGTTTATAATGATGCATGGCGAGGCGAAGATGGATATGGTTTTACCACGAGAGGAAGCTTTAATTTTATAGTTGCGAATACAGATTTAGCTGCTATAAATATCGATGGATACTTACATTTGGGTGATATACCTGAATCAGATTTATCTCAAGAAGCTTTAGTAAATGTAAATCGTCTTATACATATGCTTAGAATTAGGCTCCAATCTTCTGGAGTGCGTATAACAAAAGATGATGATGGTAATACTGTATATGAAAATTGTAATATATTTAGTATAGAAGAA